GCAGGAGGTGCTGGTAAGACAGCAGCTGCTATTAACGGTAGTACTGGTGGTAGTGTAACCATGGCTAGTATAAATGCCTATGTAACAACTGCTATTAATGGTGGGGCTGCTGGTGTAGGCGCAGCTGGTGGTAACGGATCTAGTGGATATTTTTCATGGAGACCTTTTATAGCTACTGGCGGGGCAGGTGGAGGTGGCGGAGCTATAGGAGCTAATAATGGTGGAAATGGAGGCGATGGAGCTTATGGCTGTGGCGGTGGTGGAGGAGGAGCAGCAGGCAACATTGGCGGTACCGGTGGCAAAGGCGGTGATGGTTTAATAATGATATCAATAAGTTAATATGGACGGATTTCAACACTTACCTTCACAACAAGATCAACGTTTTTGGGTTTATACATCTCAAAATCGACCACTAAACGGATTTCAGCCTTGGTCAAAACCTCCTGGTATAAGTTTTGTACATATTATTTGTATAGGAGCAGGAGCGGGTGGATCGGGAGCATTTCCTTATACTGCGGGCGTTGCTGCTAGAGGTGGATCTGGCGGTGGTGGCGGTGCATTGAGTTCTGTATTTTTACCAGCTTATTTAGTTCCCGATACCTTGTATGTTAATATTGGTATTGGTGGAACAGGAGGAACATCCTCCAACGTTGCTAGTACAGCTAATGCAGGATTTTCTGGATTTAATTCTACATTTGTTACTTTTTATCCAGCACAATCAGCAGGATATGCTTTATGCTCAGCTGGTCCTGGTAATGCCGGCACGGTGCCAGCTGGAACAGCAGGCGCAATTGGAGGTGGGGGGTCAGTAGCTGCCACTGCCACATCTATGCCTATATCACAAGTAGGTTTACGAAACTACTTAGCTGGTCAAAATGGTCAAAGCGGTGGACAAAATGGTGCTACTGTTGTAACAGCAGTTTATAGAATTACAGGAGGTGGAGGAGGAAGTGGAAATTCGGCAGCTAATGTTGCAGGCGCAGGGTCATCTATTCTTATGGCCGGTGATTATGCTCTACAAGGAGCAGCTAGTTTACCAGCTGGTAGTGCTGGCGCAAAGATTGAAAATCTAATACAATTTCTTTCAGCTGGAGGAACAGGGGCAAGTTCATCAACCACTATAAGTGGAAGTACTGGAGGCTGGGGAGGATTTGGTTCTGGAGGTGGTGGTGGAAGTGTAGGTCCTGGATTAGGAGGAGCGGGTGGTCGTGGAGGAGATGGATTAGTAATAATAACATGCGGATAAAGTTATGATAGGAAGTTTGAATTTACCAATAGCAAAAGGAAATGCTAAAACATATGTGTTTACGGTTGAAAATACAAGTGTAGGCGGTGGCGGCGTACCTCCATGGAGAGGAATGACAGTATGGAACAAACCACAAGGAATAAATTTTGTATATGGAATACTAATATCACCTGGTACCGGAGGAGGAGGAGGATTTAGTTTTGGAGCAGGAACTGCCGGTGGTGGGGGTGGAGGAGGGGATGCTGGCCCAGTGATACAATTTATACAACCAGCTTATGTAGTGCCAGATACACTAGCTGTAACTGTTGGTAGAGGTGGGTTGGGTGGAGCTGCTTCTACTGCAGGAGGTCTTCCAACCTTAGCATCTGGATTGTGGTATCCAGAAGTAGGTCAAACAACAGTAAATACAAGTCGAGTTTACTATGCATATCCGGCAAGTACTCAAACTGGTACTACTTCTGGTAGAACCGGTACAGCTCTTGCAGGAGGGAATGGAGGAGCAGCTGCAACAATATCAACAACAACAACACAACCTGGAATAATAGGATTTAGTAATTTTTCACAGACTCCGGCATCAACTGGAGCTGGACAAAACGGTGGATTTGCAGCTGGAGGTAATAACGCTCCGTTTCTAGGAAGACCGCAAGGAGGAGCCGGAGGTGGAGGAGTATCAAGTGGTATAACTTTTAATGGTGGTAATGTATTTGCTCCTACAACATCTGTGAACTCTATATGGAGTCGAAATTTATTAGGAGGGGCATCTGCAGGAGCGAATGGAGAAGATGGTATAACACTTTTTGAACCAACATTTTTATCACTTCCAGGAGCTGGAGGAGCAGGAAATAATACTGGTGTTGGTGGTAATGGTGGTAATGGTGGAATTGGTTGTGGTGGTGGTGGTGGTGGAGCCGGAACTACTGGCGGCAGAGGAGGTAACGGAGGTGATGGATTAGTTATTTTAGTTTGTTGGTAATGTTTCGTGAAAGGTGTATATAATTATAATTAAATAAATAATATTATATTAATTAGTATAATAGTATTAAAAATAATAATTTAAACTTTATGGAAAACGTTACAACAATCAGTCAAGAAGAGTTAGCTAAAATTACAGAGCTACAAGAACAGTATGCTGAAATTACAGCTAAATTAGGTCAGGTTCATATTGAACAACTCAATTTAAAAATTTATCAAAACACTTTAGAGACTAACTACCAGGCTCTTAAAGAGCAGGAAAACGCCTTAGGTCAAGAGTTAAACGCTAAATACGGCGACGGTACTTTAAATCTTCAAACCGGCGAATTTACAGCGTCTAAATAAAACCGTTTGAGATTTTATTACCATATTTATTAGTAATATTAATCTAAACGTTTAACCTTTAAATCTTAATTCAATGGCAGAGAAAATAGTCAGCCCTGGTGTGTTTACCGAGGAAAAAGACTTGTCTTTCTTACCACAAGGAATTGCGAATATTGGTGCTGCTTTTATCGGTCCTACTATTAAAGGACCGGCAATGGTACCGACCAGCGTAACTTCCTATGGAGAGTTTGTGCAAGTATTTGGTGATACAGACCCAAATTTATATTTACCTTACACAGCTAAGGAATATTTACAAAATTCAGGACAGCTAACAGTTGTTCGTACTTTACATGACGACGGTTACAAACTTCAAGACCCTATAGCAGTTGTTGCTTCAGGTTCGGGTGGAAGAAGGTTAGTAGCTGTTCTTCATCCTACTCAAATTCTATCTCAGACAGACGCATTTTACGATGGTACTACCGCATTATTTCAAAAGTCTGCGTTAACATCTAACGTATCTGGAGCTGCAGTAATTAGCGTATCTGGTAGTTATACCGTTGATACAGCAGCGTTCCCTAGTGGCAGATCAAATGGAACTGCTTTATATAGTTCATCAATTAATTCAAATAGCGATAATTACTTAACTAAAGTATTTGGACAAAAAGCAACTGCAACTAAAGATCCTGTGTATTTATACAACATCTTTAATAAAGCAGCATCTGCTTCGTTAGCAGCTCAACCAGCGTGTGTATTAGAGTTATATTCTGGATCATTTGATTTTTTAACTACATATAATAGAGCTGAAACTCCTTGGATAATTTCTCAAACAGTTAACGGGTCTACTAACACGTTATTTAAGCTTCACACTATATCTCATGGAGTTCACACTAACTACGAAATCAAAGTTGCTATTAGCAATATTAAGCCAGCTGGAACTGTACCAGGCTCTGAATACGGATCGTTTGCAGTAGCTATTCGTTTAGTAGACACTACCTATTTAAAAGCATTAGGTACTCCATTCGAAGCAACTGACTCTGACGTACGTCCTAACATTGTTGAAACTTTTGACAACGTTAACTTAGATCCTAATTCAGCAGATTACATAGCTAGAAAAATTGGAGATCGTTATAAAACATTTACCAATGGTAAAACAGTTGTATACGGAGATTATCCAAATAAATCTAAATACGTATACGTTGAAGTTGATGAAAACGTTGCAAAAGGCAACTATTCTAATCAGTTAGTTCCTTTTGGATTCCAAGCACTATTTAATACAATACCTAGCACGTTAGGAACTGCTACTTGGTTCCCTGCTGCTAGCTACGTTGCAACTCAAACAGTTAATGGAATATACAATAAGCGTAAGCATTTTGGATTTGATTACGATTTGTCTGGAACGGATAATATTAATTATTTGAAACCATTGCCGGCAACAAGTACAACGACTGGTTCAAATGTTAATTTCTTATTGTCAAACTTTAATCAACATGCATCAGCTAATTTCCCGACTGCTGCAGCTGCATACTCTGGAGCAATTGATTTATCTAGCAACACTACCGTTGATTCTCGTAAGTTTATTGTACCTTTCCAAGGTGGAAGTGATGGAGTTCAACCAAATCGTAGAATTTTAGTTGGAGCTGACATTGTTGCTGCCAATACTCAAGGATACGATTTAAATGGATCGTCTGGTAAAGACTACTCAGTTTATAAAAATGCAATTGACGCTGTATCCAACGTTGATGAATTAGACATTAACATGTTAGTAATGCCAGGTGTTATTCAAAGCAAGCACTCAGCAGTTATTGACTACGCTGCTAATATGTGTCAAGACAGAGGAGACACTTTCTTTGTATTTGACTGCGTTGGTTTAACTGACAATATTGCTTCAGCAACAGACGCTGTAACAGCATTAGATAATAACTACGGAGCTACTTATTATCCATGGGTTAAAATTGTAGACACTAATATTAATAAGCCAGTATGGGTACCGCCTAGTGTTGTTATTCCTGGTGTGTTAGCATTTAACGACAGAGTAGCTGCTGAATGGTATGCCCCTGCAGGTTTAAATCGTGGTGGATTGACTTCAGTATTAGACGCGTATACTCGTTTAACTCACGCCGAAAGAGATGAGTTGTATGAAGGACGTGTTAATCCAATTGCTACTTTCCCAGGCGTTGGCGTTTGTGTATGGGGTCAAAAGACTCTTCAAGCTAAACCATCAGCATTGGATCGTATTAATGTACGTAGATTGTTGATTGCAGTTAAGAAATTTATTGCATCTGCAACTAAGTATTTAGTATTTGAAAACAATACAGCAGCAACTCGTAACAGATTCTTAAATATTGTTAATCCATATTTAGAGTCAGTTCAACAACGTCAAGGTTTGTATGCATTTAAAGTTGTAATGGACGAGACTAATAATACTCCTGACGTTATCGACAGAAACATTATGTATGGTCAAATCTTCTTGCAACCTGCGAAGACCGCTGAATTCATTATTATTGACTTCAACATTTTACCAACCGGAGCTGCTTTCCCAGGAGCTTAATTGGTATAATATATTTAGTAAAAAGCCTCTGGAAACAGGGGCTTTTTCTTTTTATATACCTCCATATTTATTAGTATATAAACTGATACTATAATGAATAACAAGAGTATATCTGCCCTACGAAAGTTGGTTAACGAAGAGGTACGCAAAGCTTTGACCGAAGGAAAAATAGAAATAGGAGCGAAAGTAAAAGTGTCTTCTCCAGAGTTAGCTGATTATAATAAAACCGGAGAAGTGCAAGACGAAGCTCCTTCAGGAAAATTTTACATGGTTAAATTAAAATCAGGCTTGGCTTATTTTCATGAATCTGATTTACGTGTAATAGGTTAATTTTTTTCCAAAAGATCGATATTTATATAAAATAATTGTAACAACTTAAAACGAATTTAACATGGCTGAATTGCTAGACCCAACCGAAATAATGTTTACCGCTTTTGAACCAAAAGTGGCTAACCGTTTCATCATGTACGTTGAAGGTATTCCTTCTTACTTAATTAAAGCAGCTAACCGACCAGGTATTACTTTTGGCGATGTCGTGTTAGATCACATCAACGTTGAGCGTAAATTAAAAGGAAAAGGAAGATGGAATGACGTAAGCATTACTCTTTACGATCCAGTTGTTCCTTCCGCAGCTCAAGCTGTAATGGAATGGATTCGTTTATCTCACGAGTCTGTTACCGGTCGTAATGGATACTCTGACTTTTATAAGAAAGACATTACTTTTAACGCTTTAGGACCTGTTGGTGATAAAGTTGAAGAGTGGACTTTGAAAGGTGCTTATATTGGAGACGCTAACTTTGGTGACTTTGACTGGAGCACAGAAGACGCAATTAACATTCAGCTTACAATTAAATACGATTACGCAATATTGCAGTTCTAATCTGCATCTTGATATTATATACGAAAGTCCCTCTCCGGAGGGATTTTTCATGTTTAAGATATTTATTAATAAATTGATTATTATGAATAACGCTCAATTAAGGAAAGTAATACGAGAAGAAGTTCGTAAAGCTTTAACAGAAGCTGATGTAGTACCAGTAGGACCTGATGGTAAAAAGATTGAAGATCAACAAGTAATACGTAACTTAAACATGGCAGTTAAAGCTATTGACGCTTCTATTCGTACTAAATTAATTGACTTAATTGAAGATCCTGGAGCTGCGAAAGCATTAAGTAGTCCAGCACAACGTACTGCATTAATGGGAGCGATTGCTATTGCATTTGGAATATCCGAAAAAGATTTTTCTCAAATCGTATCTAAGATTAAAGGAGTATTAAAAACAGTAGATTCTAATGATCAAGCTTAAGTCAATAGTTGAAAATATACTACAAGAAGCTGATGAAAAAGTAACTTGGGGTGACGTTCAAACGTTTTTAAACGCTATGATAGACGCTCAAAAAACAGGAGGAGC